CCCGAGCTGCCTACGCCGACGACGCCGCCTACGCCGCCTACGCCGACGCCGCCAGAATCAAAGAAAGGGGTTGGCAGGCGAACATGCTCAGGAAGTTGTTTGGGAATCCATTCAAGGAGGGTAAATGACTTTACCAAAAGGTTTGCATAAAGGCGGGGGAAATGAAGTCTCGGAGTTCGTCGACAAGCACTCCCCCCAACCAAATAGGAGGGAGGCATGGAAAGGCCTAAATATTTAACCGAAGAAGAATGGTCGGTTTTATCTCACGAAAGCGCATGGGATAGAGATTGCGACTGGGACAATTACGCAGACGCCAAGGAGTCCGAGTTTGCCGCGCTGAAGTCCTCTCACGCCGAGACGGTCAAGAAGCTGGAGGGAGATTTAGCCCGAGTTTCTGAATCGGCAATGACAATGCACGACATGATGGATTCTGCGGCGCTTGAGCGCGACAAGTGGAAAGAGGACGCGGAGAGGATTAAAGAATTGGCCTTGATTCTTTGCCGACTCTTAGACAGGGATACCTATGTAAGTATTGAGGGCCGCCCTAAAGCCGAAGAATGGGGGATGGCTTGGCAAAATATGTTTGAAGCATCAGGACTTGGAGGAACCGTCGCCCACAGCGCCCCGAAAGGAGAAAAGCCGTGAACTTGCTGACAAAGGAACAGATTGAGGAACTGATTGCTGTTTTGCAGAAAGGATTTGGGCATCCTCAAATTGACACATTGGTATACAACAAAATTTGTGCCCTTGAAGACATGGCCCTAGCCTACCTGGAAACCCTCGCCCAAGTCCCCAGCGCGTGGAGGCCGATTTCTACGGCTCCCAAGGATGGGAGTGTTTTCTTGGCTGGCTGCTGGGTCACTTGTAAACGCCCCAATCTACCTAATGTCGATGAATGGCAACAATTTTTAGGACATATAGACGATGAAGGAGATTTTGTTGATCCAGAAACAGGAGAAGGATTTGGCTGGGAATGGAATGATTACACCCACTGGCAGCCTCTCCCCGCTCCGCCCGCGGCCACTGGAAAGGAGGTGTGACATGCCTGTTACATCTAATGTGTATCGAATTACTGGCCGCGAGAAGTTGCCTAGTATCTATTTTAAAAAGCGCGGCCCTGTGTTTTGTGAGGTTTGTGGCCTTTTTTTTCCTGTGGTTGATGTTTATAAGCGTCTTTTACCGGTGGCGCAGTGTCGTAATGCTTTTCACGTAGTGGTTGATGCTTTTAATAGTGTGAAGATTTAATTCATCATATGAAATTGATTGGCGCGCCTGGCTTTGTTTAGCAGGCGTTTTTCTTTGTCACGGTAAACTCTAGCGCGTTGCGCAGCTTGGTTTTAGCTGTTTTGTAACAGCACTTTATTTTTCAACCGTCAATTCAAAAATTAAAAAACGTAGGCTTCCGCAAGGTATTTCTTTACGGTTTTGTTTGTAACAGCACTTTTCTTTGTAACATCACTTTTATTTAATGCTGTTACAAAGAAAAGTGCTTGACTTTTCATGTTTTTTAGCCCTACTATTCCCTTGTTACAGCATTATTATTCAATTAAGAGTAAAAGTAGATACCTACCTGTTTACTAAAGTAAGGGAATTCTTACCAACTCGTTAACTAAGCTTGACCACTACTTAAACTCTTTAGAGGTATTATAGTGCTGTTACGCGGCAGAATCCTGGGAAAATCCTTTCCTTGCCTATCTTTATCTTGTAACAGCATGGCAAAAAAGTGCTGTTACATGCTGTTACATGCTGTTACAAGCCAGCGCGACCCGGCCGCGGCCCGGCCGGCGCCCGCGGCGCACCCACTTGGAGACCATCATGCCCTTTGAACTGCACGAAGATGTGTGCCTGCACCCGCAAGCCCGCTGGGCCGTTGATCGGTATGGCATGCAGTTTCAATGTGAGCGCTGCGGGAAACTTATGGGAGACCTGGCGCCGGACCTGCCGGGATACGCTGACCGGGTGATTGCGTTGTGGCTCCAGTGGGCCGCGGCTGGGCGGCCGGGCTTTAAGGGCGCCCGGCTTTACCGCAATGTTGGGAGCCACCCGCACCACCTGGTTTCTTTCCACCCGCGTGGTGGGGATTGATTGCCTGGTTTGGGATTGGCTCAAATAAAATGTAACTCCTTATAGGGGGGGCCTTTAAAGGGGCCGGCACCCCCAGAATGAAAGTGTAGACTAGTATAGGGAGCCCCATTTAAATCCGTGGAAAATTTTTCTGAAAAAAAGGGGTCGATATGAAAACCGTTCTGGTTAGAATTTCCGCAGAAGTCAAAGAAAGAATTTTACTTTTAGCCCAAGCCGGTGACACAGTGGATGCAAGCTTGCGCAGAGCATTGGATATGCCAGCGGCTACCGATGAAGCTGCCTTGACAAGAGCGCTGGGGGAGTGGCCATTTAAGAAGCTGCAGATTGATGAGTATGTAACCATCCCATATGAAGTAGATCAAACCACGGGCTTGGCAAACGAAAAAAAATTGGACAGAATTCGAAGAGCGGTATACCGCCACCAGGCACAAGCCCAAAAAAAGTTTTCAATGACTGGAACCCCTACCGGGTTAAGAATCCAACGCGTGCGAGGAGCCAATGAATAACGAGGACTTGATCCTTCCTAGGGCCGCGGCCGAGAAATTAGAACAGCCTGGAACCATGGATAATATTTGCACACACATTTTACAAGGAGGGAGCCTGGTTGACTTAGCCGAAACCTGGGAAATTCCTTTTGGGTGGATCCGTCAATGGATGGCTGCCGATGAAGAGCGTGACCGCGCCTATGCACTTGCCCTAAATCGCCGCGCTGAATTTGAAGGGGAAAAAATTAAACGTGAACTGGCCCGGATCGCTTACGCTGACTTTAGAAAAATCTACACCACGGACGGGAAACTCTTGCCATACAACCAATGGCCGGCGGACGTAGCTGCCGCAGTAGTGGGCGTGGAATACCGGGACGGTAAGTTAATTGAATTCAAACGCGCGGACAAAATCCGGGCACTGGAGCTGGCTGGCAAAACCATTGGCGTGTTCTCAGACAAAATTGAAATGGACGGAACTATGACCTTAGAGGCCATGCTCTCCACCGTGGATAAAATCGCCCGCGAAAAAATTAAAAAACCAGTCGTTATCGAAGAAGGGACTAAGCCATGAGAGCTAGCGAGGCCACATTGCTAAGATGGAGATTTGAGCCCTGGACATTTGTGCGGGAATGTTTTGGAGCTACCCCGGATCCCTGGCAGGATGAGGCCTTGCACGCTTGGAACGATAACCAGCGCCTGGCACTAAAAGCATGCAAGGGCCCTGGCAAGACCGCTTTAGAAGCATGGCTGGGTTGGAACTGGCTCTTGACCAGGCCGTTCTCCCAGGTGTTTGCCACCAGCATCACCGGGCAAAATCTTAGAGACAACCTTTGGAAGGAAATGAGCACGTGGCAGCAAAAAAGCCAGATCCTTACCGAAGCCTTTGAGTGGGGCACCAAACGTATCGTTCATAAATCATCACCAGGAAACTGGTTCATGACGGCACGAACCTGGGAAAAATCCGCAGACAAAAATCAACAATCAGAAAGTTTGGCCGGCGCCCACGCGGACTATATCCTTTTTATTTTGGATGAGGTCTCGGGTATCCCGGACGCGGTAGCAAACACGGCCGAAGGCGCCCTGGCCACGGGCATAGAAAGCAAAATCTTGATCGCAGGAAATCCCAGCCTTTTAACTGGCCCGCTCTTCCGAGCCTTCAACACAGAAAAAAAACTATGGTATGGGATTGAAATCACCGCGGATCCAGAAGATCCAAAGCGCACCACCCGTGTATCCAGAGATTGGGCCCTTCAACAAATTGCGAAGTGGGGACCTACAAATCCGTGGGTGTTGGTGAACGTGTTTGGGAAATTCCCGCCAGCTTCTATCAACGCACTTTTGGGCCGGCCAGAAATCGAAACAGCAATGTTGAGGAAGTTGGATCCCGAGGCCTACATGCACGCACAGCGCAGAATTGGAGTGGACGTAGCTTGGTATGGAGACGACTCCAGCGTCATTGTTTCCCGCCAGGGCCTGAAGGCCAAACTCATGGGACAACACCGCCACCTTTCAACCACGCAGCTAATGACCCAGGTGATGCTGGCCATAAACGCTACCAGCAGCGAAATGGAATTTGTGGATGGAACCGGTGGATGGGGCAACGGCCTGGTGGATGCCTTGATTGGCGCCGGCCGTGCTCCACTGGCTGTAATTTCAAACAGCAAAGCGAACGATGAACAATTTTTCAATTTGAGAAGTGAAATGTATTGGAACATGGCCAAGTGGGTGCAGCGTGGCGGCGCCCTGGAATATGACCAGGATCTTATGGAAGAAATTGAAGCCTGCACCACCTACTACTACCAGGGCAACAAAATACGGATCCTGGAAAAGCAGCAGGTGAAAGAAAAGCTGGGCCGAAGCCCGGACAAGTCGGACGCCCTTGCTTTAACCTTTGCCATCCCTGAACTGAAAACTATGTTTCCAGAAGCCGATGCCACCGGCCTGGACCCAGCCACGTATCAGAATTTTCTTCGCGGCCAGCGTGGCCCACAAATAGCGGACCATGATCCAATGGAGCAAACCCGCGCCGGCGAGCTGGGTGATTTTGGGAATGATCCGATGAGATCCAATTTTTAATTGACACGCCCAAGCTTTGGGCTTACCATCCACCCATGCAATACTCCAGGGAAATTGCCCAACATGATTTGATTGATGAGCTGATGCCGCTCTTTAGAGACCACTGGAAAGAAATGGCTTACGCTCTTCCAGAGTTTCAATTTGAAGTGGACGTGGACAGATACATTTTGGCCGAGGCCGCGGGCATGCTACGCCTTTACATTGCCCGAGGTGAAGATAAAGCCATAGCAGGATACGCCGTGGTTTTTGTGCAGCCATCTTTTCACCTGGTGCGCGATAAGCAATTTCTAAAGCGCGGTCCTGGCCGGATCAGCGAAGCCACCCAGGTGGCGATTTATTTGAGAAGTGACCACCGCGGCAGCGGCGCCAAGTTTGTTGAGGCCTACCAGGCAATGCTTCAAGAAGAAGGCATTGAAATGCTTTACCACCACGCGCAAATTGGTGGCCCAATGGAGGCGATACTTGAATTCCTGGGCCACACCAAAACAGAAACAACCTGGTGCTTAAAGCTGTAATTTGTTCCACGTGGAACATTTTTGAGGCGCGGAGATGGTAGCTACAGCAATTCCTTTAGTTATCGGAGCTATGCAGGCCGCCGGATCCGCCCAGGCCCAGAACCAGGCCCAGGCCACCGCCCACGCCCAACAAATAAAAGAGCAACAGATGATTGACCAACAAGCCAAGCAGGAAAAGGATACTCGGATAAATCAGGGCCAAACAGCTTTGGATACCCAGAAAATTTTGAATGATGCCCAGCAAGGCCCAGCAAACGCTGGATTTGCCAACATGCTTCTGACCGGAACCAAGGGACTTCAGAACCCGAACATGGCACCCTTGGCCGGCAACTCCATTATGGGGATATGATGGCCGATACCAACGTCAAAGCGCCTTGGAAAGTGGATTACGAAGCCGCCCTGAAAGATGCCGAGGGATCCGGCGCTACGGCCAAAGTGGAACGCATGAAATTGAAGCAGCAGCTCAACGTGCTCCTGGGCCAGATGGAAGTTTCCCGCAGCACCTTCCGGGCCCATTGGCTTGATCTTGCTTACCACATTGCCCCACGCAGAACCCGCTTCCTGATTACCGATGTGAACCGCGGCGACAAACGCATGCAGATGATTATCAAGAACACCGCCGGCCGCGCCGCCCGCACCCTACGCGCCGGCATGATGAGCGCCGTGACGAGCCCCACCCGGCCATGGTTCAGATTGGGCCCGGTAGATAAGGCCCTGCAGGACAGTGGCCCGGTGAAGCAATGGTGCTACGAAGTCACCGAACGCCTTTTGATGCTCATTGCTCAAACCAATTTCTATGAAGTCATGCCCATCCTTTACGGTGATGGTGGTGTGTTCGCCACCGGGGTAGTGTTTGCCGAAGAGGACATGAATTCCGTGGCACGTTTCTTTTCCTTGCCCATTGGATCCTATTCAATCTCAAGGGACGCCAACGGCCGGCTGGATACTCTTTGTCGCAAGTGGCGCATGACAGTCCGAAGCGTAGTTACAGAATTCGCCACCAATGACGATGGCACCCAGGCCTGGGACAAAGTTTCTGACTACGTGAAGAACCATTTTGAAAATGGGAATTACAACATTCAGTGCGACGTGTGCCACTTTGTAATTCCAAACCCGCAATACCGCCCCCAGACCCTTGGAATTACCGGTTACCCTTTTCTCTCCCTGTATTTTGAACTTGGCGCCGCGAACGTGGGAATTGAAAATTCACTTTCGTATCAGGGCCAGGTTTTGCCCCTTGACCGGTTTTTGAGGATCAAGGGATACCATCATGCGCCGGTCCTGGATTTTATTTGGGAACGCACCGGGGAAGATGATTACGGAACCTCCAGCCCCGGCATGGAAGCGCTGGCCGATATCCGAAGCCAGCAGCTTATCATGCGCAGAATTTTCCAGGCCATGGAATACAAACTACGCCCGCCCATGCTGGCCAGCCCATCCATCAAGCAGCAGAAAACCAGCATCCTGCCAGGCGACATTTTGACCGCCAACAATCCCAATGACTTCAGCATGAAGCCCATCATGGAAGTCGAGTTTGACCTGGCCGATGCCCTGAAGATCGAAGAGATGATTACCGAGGAAGTGAACGCCGCTTTCCTGGTGGATCTTTTCCGCATGCTCCTTGACGATGAACGCCGCACGCCACCCACCGCCACCGAAGTGCGCGAGCTGAAGCAGGAAGGCCTCCTGCAGCTGGGCCCTGTCATGCAGAATTTGAACGAAGGCGTTTTGAACCCGGCCGTCATGCTCATGTATAATTTTGCCATGCAGCAGGGCCGCCTGCCGGAGCCCCCGAAGGAGCTGGCAGGCAAACCCATTGCCATTGAATATATCAGCCTCATGGCTCAGGCCATGAAGATGATGGACGTGGCCGGCATTGACCGCTTTGTGACTTTCATTACCCCCATGGGCCAGCTGGCACCGCAGGCTCTTGATAAGGTGGACTTTGACGCCATGGTTGAGGAGTATGGAAATAAGCTGGCCATCCCGCCCATGATTATCCGGCCCGATGATAAGGTGGCCGAGATCCGGGCCCAACGCCAACAAGCCAGCCAGCAACAGGCCCAGGCCCAGGCCGCGGCTCAGCATGCCCAGACCGCGGCAACACTTTCCCAGGCTGATACCAGCAACCCCAATATGTTGACCGACCTTATGGATCAGTCCAAGGCCGGCGACGTGATGCCGGACAGGTGATGCAATGCCCAAGCAAGATGAATTTGATCCTTATTCTGAAGAAGATAATCTGGAGAAATTGAAGCAGCTACACGTGGAAGAAGAAAAGCGAAACAAGAAATTTGAGGAATTTCAGCTGGACGATTGGCGCCTGGCTTTAAGCGGGCCATCCGGCCGCGCCATCCTGGGCCAGCTGATACTTTTTTGCCGCACCATGGAAGTTAACACGGAACAGAACCCGCAGGCTTCCGGATACCGCGAAGGCCTTAGAGCCGCCGGGCTTTTTATTTTTGCAAAGATCAAAGCTGCAGCACCGAACAAGTATCTGGAAATACTTCGGGAGGCCGAAGCGGTTTCAGATTTTTTCAACACGGCAACAATCGCGGAATTGAACCGGGCCCGCGACTTGTTTAAATAAAGCAGGAGAATACCATGGTGGAAGAAAAAAAAGATTCGGCGGCCGCGGCCGGCGCCGGAGACGAGCAAGTCAGCGGAACAGGGACCCCGGCAAGCGCCACGCCGGATCCGAAACCCGCCGCACCAGCATCAACCGCGGCACCCGCCGCGGCAGCACAAGCCGAAGCCCAGCCAGCCGCCCCCGCGGCCGCGGCATCCGAGGCGCCGGCTGGAGATAAGCCCGCAGCTGCACCCGCGGCGACCGAAGAAGATCAGGTGGCCAAGGCCCAGGCGGATTTGAAGGCAGCCTGGGAAAAGCAGCGCCAAGACGGAAAGCTGACCCTGAAGGATGAAACCCTGGTGGCCATTGAAATGTATGCCAAGCAGAACAAGCTTGACGACACGCAGAAGGCCCTGCTTATCAAGAACCAGGACGACACTTTCCGGGCTCAGCAAAAAGAATGGCAGGACGCCCAAAAGCAATGGATCAGTGATTTGCAGGCCGATCCGATTTTTGGCGGGAAGAATTTCAAGACTTCCGTGGAAGGCGCCAAGCGCGTCATGGCCAAATTTGGCCCGGAAAGCTTTGTGAAGATGTTGGATACCACCGGACTGGGCAACCATAAAGACCTGGTCCTAACCTTTGCCAGAATTGACCGGGCCTTGATGGCCAACGATAGATTTGTGGGAATGGGAGACGAACAACAGAAGCCGGAAATCAAAACGCAAGAATCGGTGATGTTCCCCAATTCCCAGGATCCGAACGTGGCCGCGCAAAGCTAAGTCAATTTCTAGCATCAACGAAAGGAAACCCCCGTCATGGCTCTTTTGTCTGCAGGCGGCAACTTCCTGACTTTGGCCCAGTGGGCCAAGCGCCAGGCGCCCGACCAGGAAATTGACGTCATTGTTGAAATGCTTTCCCAGCGCAATGAAGTCCTGACCGACATGAAGTGGAAAGAAGGCAACCTGCCGACCGGCGAACGCACCACGGCCCGCACCAGCCTTCCCACCCCTTCCGACCGTATCATCAACTCCGGCGTGGTGGCGCATGCCAGCACCACCGAGCAGTTTGATGAACAGACGGCCGTGAAAGAAGATTGGTGCGACATTGACGAAGAGCTGGCCCGCCTGGGTGGCAACGTCAACGCCTTGCGCCTTTCGGAATACAACGCTTTCTTGGAAGGCTTCAACCAGGCCGTCACCAAGGATTTGTTCTATGCCAACGGCTTGACCTCGCCCAACAAGATCCTGGGATTCACCCCGCGCTACAATGACGCCACCCTGGCCAACGCTCAGAACATTCTGAACGGCGGCGGCGTGGGATCCGTCAACACCAGCGTGTGGTTGATCTTCTGGACGCCGGAAGGCTGCCACGGTCTCTTCCCCAAGGGCACCAAGGCCGGCATGGAGCACACCGACTGGGGCAAGCGCATTGTCCAGCAGGTGGTGAACACGCCGGACGGCGGTATCGGAATGAGCCGCCTGGTTGCCTGGTCCAGCCAGTTCAAATGGCACTTTGGCTTGACCATCAAGGATTGGCGCTATGCCGTTCGTATCTGCAACATTGACGTGAACAACCTGGTGCGCAAGAGCGGTGCGGCCGACCTGGTGGAATTGATGATCCGGGCCACCCACCGTATTCCGAACCTCAAAGCTTCCGGCGCCGCGTTCTACATGAACCGCACCGTGGCCGAGATGCTGGACATTCAGCGCCGCAGCGACGTGCAGCTGGGCGGACAGCTGAAGTATGAAGTGGTGGACGGTGAGCCGCTCTTTAGCTTCCGGGGAACCATCCCCATCCGGATCTGCGACCAGCTGGTTTTGAACGAAGCGACCGTGACCGGTCTGCCGGCTTTGAGCTAAGATCCAGATAGGCTTTACCGGGCCGCCGTTTGTGGCGGCCCGGAACCCAGCGGGATCTATTGGATCCAGCGAGTTTGGAGATTCCCATGATTCTTGACGCATACGGCCGGCTGGCCGCGGATCAGACCTTGACCGCTTCCGGCGCCAGCACCAACGTGCTGGACTTTGGTTTGCTCCAGAAAGACCTGGGCCCTGGTGAAGGCCTTACCATCCTGGTTCACGTTTTGAGCCTGCCGGCCGCCGGCGGAACCTATACCGTTGGCTTGCGGACTTCCGACACCCTTTCGGGAAGCGCCCTGGGTGGCTCTCCGGTGACGCTGCTGACGCGCACGATTGGCGCCACTTCGCCCGCGGGCAGCCAGTTTGAGGTGCCCATCCCGAAGGATCTTTACAATGCCGCAGCCGGAAAGGGATTGCTGGAATATCTCGACCTGTATTTCACGCTGGGAGGATCCAACCCCAGCCTGGAAATTGCGGCCGAACTGGTGCCCAGCAAGTTCCAGCAGGAATACAACGGCAACCTGGCTAGCGGGTTCACCATTGAGTAAGGTTTTTCTTTTCGCTTCCTGGCCGGGCCGGTGCCCGGCCGGGAAGCGGAAAATTACGCAAGGGGTCAAGCCATGGTTCAGAATTTTATGGACGTTTTGAAGAAGCAGACCAACCTAGCCCCCAACGGGAAGAGCTACGTGCCGGCACCGGACGTGCTGCCCGCGGGCCCCATCCGGGTGCTGGTGCTTGAAGAGGGATACATCAACGACGAGATGCAGCCCGTGAACCGAAAAATCGTCATTCAAAGCAAACAGTTTGCACGGACGAAATTGGCGAAGCCGCGCACCGTGGTAGTGGATGACAAGGAATATGTGACCAACTACCAAGAACATTGGATGGCTTATCTTGAGGACTTGACCCCGAAGAAGGCAGACGCCCAGGGCGGCGCCGGCACCCCAGGTCAGGGCGGATCCGGCCATCCGGCCGGAAAACAGCTTTAAGGAGTTTCCATGGCTTCCATTTACCAGCTTGATTTTGCCAGTGATGTGGTGGTGGTGAACCCAGGTGCCGCGGCCTTCCCCATCAGCCTTTCCGGGACGCCTTCAGCCGGCGACATCATCATGCAGGCAATTTGCATTGTCAGCGACACCACGGGCTGTAAGGTGCAGATCCAGGACAGTGCAAACGGCACGCCTTTCACCATTGCGGACAAATTCCCTACCACTGGGACTTTCCCCATTATGTTGGGTGTGAAAAGCTCCGACAGGAACGTGCCCGGAAGTGCCATCTTGAATTTGACGGATGCAGCTGGTTGGTTTGCCACGACCGGTGGCGGTGTGCAGGTGGTATTTATCGGACGATTCCGATAAGGGGGAATTCACATGATTGACCAGCCGGTTCAAATTATGAATTTGGCTTTGAGGCACCTGGCCGTGGCTACGCTTATTGGAGAACCCACCGAGCGCAGCCCGGCCGCGGAGGCCTGCCGGGCTTTTTATGACCAGGCGGTTGAAGAAACCATGAGCGAATTTCAGTGGACCTTTGGAAGCAAGACCCTTCCACTGGTAGAGCTTGTGGGCCCCGACATGACCGTGCCGCAGATGCCCACCCCGGAATGGACTTACGCTTACCAGTATCCCGTGGAAGCCATCCACGTGCGCCGCCTCTTCAGCGCCTTGAACCAGTCCAGCCCTGGCCAACAGCTTTGGGCCGGTAGCTGGGCTTCTGGCTGGCCCTGGAACTGGGATAGCACCCAGTGGCGCCTGCCTTACAAAATTTCCCAGAACCCGAATCAGCCCGGAACCCTTTGGCTGCTTTGCAACTGGCCATCAGTTTGGGCCGAAATTACGGTCTCAAATATCCCTACCCAGATGTATGGGGCGAAGCTGGCCCTGGCCCTGTCTTATCGCCTGGCCAGCTACATTGCTGCCACCTTGACCGCGGGGGATCCCAATCAGCTGGGCCCCAAGGCGGAAATGCACTTCCACGAAAAAATCAACGAAGCCAAGAGCATCAACATTGAAGAGCAGCAGGACCCGCCCCTGCCTGATTCAGAATTTGTCCAGACGAGATCCGGGTATTCCGTCAACCCGATTCCTGGGCCCTATCCCTGGCAGCCATTAGGATCCGGCGTAACTATTGAATAAGCTTTCTGGGAACTGTTAAGGCCTGCAAGTGCGTGGCTATACTAGACTTCCCAAGGTTTCGTCGGGGTCGTCAATGTTGTCGAGAAACTCCCGCAAGGCCTGAAGCAGATTGCAGAGACACACCTTCCGCTTTCGAACCCCGGAAGGTGTGACCAAATTTTAAATTCAACCTAAACCAGGAGAACGACATGCCCGAAGAACAGAAGGAAGGCGCAGACCTTACCCACATGGGCCGCACCGCAGAGGAACGCAAGGGCGCCGGCGAACCGGTGAGCGACGGAGATACCTCAACGCAGTATCACTACGGGCTCCGGTGCAACCTGGGCAATGAAGAATTGAAGAAGCTGGGCGTGGCGGAACTTCCCTCCCCCGGCGAAGAACTGGAAGCCGAAGTGCGTTTTAAGGTTATGGGAGCCCGCACCGAAGGCGAGGGCACCGAAGCCCGCCACAACGTGGAGCTGCAGATTACTCACATGAACATCATGAGTGGCGAAGAAGAAGAAAGCGAAGAGGGGGACGCCGAGGAAAAGGGCAAGACCCTTTTTGGAAAGCCGGCCGAAGAAGGCGGAGAGGCCCAATAATATGACTGTCCTTTCTCAACGCAGCTTCAGCCGCGGAGAGATTGCGCCGGAACTTTGGAGCCGCACAGACCTAGCCGCGTATATCGCTGGCTTGAAAACGTGCCGCAACTTCATGGTCAAGCGCACCGGCGGGATTCAAAATCGTCCCGGATCTTCCCTGGTTACCAAAACAAAATTTGGCCAGACCGGGAAGATCCGGACGATTCCGTTTATTTTTTCCCAGTCCCAGGCCTACGTCCTGGAACTGGGAAATCAATACATGCGCTTCAGCAAGAACGGCCAGCAGATCAAAAGACCTTTTGGTTTGCGTGGCCAGGTTCTGGACATAAGCAAAAATGCCACTTCCACCGTGACGGTGGTGAAAACAGATGCCAACCTCGTTTTTACCCTTGAAATAAACCTGTCTTTAAATCCGGCCTGGACCGCCTTGAACGGGATCCAGGTTTTGCTTGGAACCAATGTTTCCGGGAATATTTGGCATTGGACAAAAACCGGTGCGCTTCCCATTGATACTTCCGCCTTGCCACCCTTCCGCGCCGGCAGCGCCACAAATCCAGGCGCCACCTGGTTTGCGGCAATCAACGGCGGCAGCTGGAATTTAGGAAGTTTTAATTCAACTCAAAGCTTTATCGCCTTCAATCCCTATACTCCCAGCACGCCACCCTTTGCAGCTTTACAGGACATTACCCTGGCCAATATTGTTGATGCCTCGGGGAATATCATTCCGGGCTTCAACGGGGATTTTGTTTTAGGATCCCCCCTTACTATTGGTGGCGCCAGCGTGGCCTATGAACTTTTGACCCCGGAAGGCGCCAGCATAAATTCCACGGCCTGGGCCACCCCAGCCTTCCCACAGGGCGCCAACAAAATCACGCAGCCTTATGAAATCCAAACCCCATACACCACCCCCGACCTGGTGACATTGAACAAGCCACCCCAGGTGGCGGACGTGATGATGCTGGCCCACCTGAATTACCCGCTCCAAGTTTTGTCCAGACTGGCCGATGATGAATGGTATTTGTCTCCGGCTTCCTTGGGATCATCCACCAACCCCCCCACCGCACTGGGAATAGTCGGAACCTGGACCAACGCCACCCAGCCCTTTTATAATAACGGGTGCGAAAGCAACTGGTTTGTCACGGCCGTCGATCCCTACGGCAGCGAAAGTTTGGTAGCCGGGCCTGTCTATGTGCAGGCAAGAAATGGAATTACCGATGCCTATAATTCTAACTGGCTTTCTTCCGTGGCACTTTCGTGGACGGCGCCCAGCGCCGGCGCCGGCTACACCTACAATATTTACAGGTATGACGGGAACAGCATTTTTGGAGAGAGCACCGGCGCCCTTCCTTTGCCCGCTCCTCCTGGATATTTTGGCCTGGTAGGGAGCACCACCCAGACCAGTTTCACAGATGACATCTTGCCCATGGATGTGACGACTTTGCCGCCGGCCGGAAATACCAATCCATTCAATCAGCCAGGCCGCTATCCTTCCGTGGCCACGTTCTACCAAAATCGGCTTATGCTGGGAGCCACGGCCGACGCCCCGCAAACCATTTGGGGATCCAACACCGGCGACTATTATAATTTCAATGTGTCGTCCACCCCGAAGGATACCGATTCCTTCAATTTTACTTTGTCCAGCAACGAAGTCATGAATATCGCCTACATGCTTTATATCAATCCAGGCTTCCTTTTGGTGTTCACGCAAAATGGGGAATGGGTTTGTTTTGGTGGATCCGATGGTGCCCTGAAGCCCGGAAATTTTGGATTGCGCCAGCAGAGCTATTACGGCGCGGCCGCGGGCCTGCCAGTGCTTCCCATTGGGAAAAGCGCCCTTTACGTCCAGGCCATGCAGACCATTGTAAGGGATTTGACCTCCAGCTTTTCCGCCAACGGTGGCAACAATGTTGGATACGACGGTGATGATCTTACCATCTTTAGCCAGCACCTCCTGGATGGCCACAGTGTGGTGGCCTGGGCATACCAACAAATTCCGGATTCCACGGTTTGGATGGTGCGGGATGATGGTGTGCTGCTTGGTTTGACCTATCTGAAAAATCAGCAAGTGCTGGCCTGGCACCGGCACGACACCCAGGGAAGCTATGAAGATGTGTGCGTGGTGCCCGAGGGCAATGAGAACGCCGTTTATGTTTCCGTGATGAGGACGGTAAACGGCCAGAGCTTGCGTTTTGTTGAACGATTCAACAGCCGCCAGCTGAAGGTTCAAACCCCGCAGGGGAACGGACTTTTTTCCAAAGGCGGCCTGGTGGATTCAGTTTTCATGGATGCCGCTAAAACTTATGACGGCCGCAACACCACCGGCCAGACCATGACCCTTTCCGGCGGATCCACCTGGACATACCAGGAACGTTTGACCCTTACTTGCACCATCGCAATTTTCCGCCCGGACATGATTGGGGACGTGATAGTGCTTCAGGTGCCAGGCACCGGCACCGTCAACCCCGTGACCAATCTGGTGCAATGCAAGATCGTTTCTATTACCAGCCAGACCGTTGCAGTGGTAACGGCGGAATATCAAGACCCCACAGGGACGGTGCCGGTGGCCATAAGGAACACGGCCACGGCCACCTGGGCCCACGCCGCCCAGCAGCTTGTGGGCCTTTACCAGCTGGAAGGCCAGCAAGTTTCCGTGCTGGCCGATGGTGCCGTGCTTTCCAGCCCGAACGAATGGTTTTTAAATCCGGATGGATCCCAGAACTATCCGGCCGGCGCACCCCTCACAGTGACCAACGGCACCTTGACCCTTCCACGGCCCGCTTCCGTGGTGCATGTGGGACTTCCATATTTTTCAGATATGGAAACCCTGCAAATTGATTCCGAGACCGGCGAAGCCCTGGTGGACAAGCGCAAAGACGTCACCAGGATAACCTTGTGGCTTAAGGAGACCCGCGGCATTTACGCCGGCGGGCACCTTCCCTTGCCTTACGAGGAAGGCTATTCTCCCCTGGCCGTGGGAACCAAAACGCTTTACGAAATGAAAATCCGGAATTTGGAAAACTATCAAAGCCCTATTGACCTGGCCACCCGCACCGCCATCATTGAATTGGGAGGGAACTGGGATTATGATGCCCACGGTTGTATACGCCAGGTGGCGCCCTTGCCCGTGACCATCATTGGCGTGTATCCTTCCGGACTTATTCCCCCAACCAAGTGAGGCAACTATGCCGGACGAATTAAATGGCCAGGTGGCCTATGATAGCAGCGGCAGCTCTTTCAATATTCCCGCCCCTGTAGCCGGTGGCGGGAATAGCCCCTATCCCTTCATTGCCGCCGGCGCCGCCACGCGCCTGGGAGCCGCCATGAACCAATCCGCGGCAATTTCCGCCCAGGGCGCCTACCAAGCAAACCAGGAAAGAACCAACGCGCACCTGGCCAAAATTTCTGCCGATACAGCTTTGACGCAAGGCGCCTGGCAGGCCAACCAGATCCGGAAGTCCGGCGAACAACGCAGTGCCCGGACTATTGCCAGCAGCGGCGCCCAAGGTGTGACCGCCGGAAGCATGGCCCCCATGGCCGGCGCAGAGCGGACCGCGGCCGGAATTGACGCCCTGCAGGCCAAGGCCAACGCCTATAAGACCGCTTTTGGTTTCGAGACCGAAGCCCTACAGCACAGCACGGCCGCGGAATTCACAACCCAAGCGGCCAACGCCTCCAGCCGGAACACTCTTTTGACCGGCGGCCTCCAGGCCATCCAGGGCGGCCTCAAGGATTATGTGGACTATGACCGTGCTGCCAACTATGGGAGATAATTAAATGGAGGATTTAGAGCAGGCCACCGCGCTTCATGTAGCACCCAGCGCAGAAAATACCCGCGTATCCACCCAGGCACCCATTGAAGCTTTTGGAGGTGGCGCCTCTATAATGCAAGGTGCAGAGGCAGCCGCCGGAATTTCTTCAGATGCTTCTATCATTGCCGGCCGGCATGAGTATGACGCTAACCAGCTGGCCATGCAGCAAGGCACCAACACCGCTAACGATTATCTGGATCGAGCCATCCACGGCGCTTACAACCCGGATGGCAGCCTGGCCGCGCCAGGCCTGAAGCATTACACCGGCACCAATGCCCTGAAAGCCCAGACCGACCTGGAGCCCGACCTAAAAAAGAACCTGGACGACGTGGCCGAGACCTTCAAGGATCCGCGCCAGAAGGCCAATTTTGGCCGCATTGCCAACGAAATGGTGGACCGCTTCCACAACGCAGCCCTGGAGCATCAGGACAGGGAAATGACGGCTTTTTCTGAACAGACCAAGGCCGTGACCGTTGAGCAGGCGCAACGTGATGCCCTCAACAACTTCGACAAGCCCAACCAGGTGGATCAAAATTTGCACCGGGCCGTCCTGGCCATCCAAGAAGATGCCAGGCGCCGCGGCCAAAGCACGGATATCCGCCCCAAGCTGGAAGATGGAAGCACCAATCCAGACTACAACCCAGCCCTACGCAACGAAATGATAAAAGAGACCGGGGTAATTTACGCCGGAGTGGTGAGCCGGTTAGCCGATGCCGGCCAGGATGAAATGGCTTCAAATTTTTACGAACGCCACAAGGCCGACATTCCCCAGAACCAAAGGGATACCATTGGAAAGACGGTGGAACGAGCCAGTAGCCGCGTGGCCGTGGCCAACAACACCAAGAAGATCCTGGAAGATCCCGCCCTGGCCGACGATGTGACCAAACAGCGCCAGGCCGCGGCGGACATTGACAACGCAACCGTGCGGGCCGCGGTGCTGAAAAACATCAATACCCAGGCCGCCCAAAAAGACAAAGCAGACAAGGACGAGACCAACAAGCTTTACAATGGATACGTGGACGCCTTTTTAAAAAACAAAGGCCAGGGATCCATTGAAAACATGATCCCACCTTCGGACTGGGAAAAGCTGGCCAAACACAATTTAACCAAGCAGCTGCTTGACCACGAACAACCGCCCCCCACCGGGCCCGAGGCCGCCGACATATCCCTGATAGCCAGGAAGAAATTTATGCGTATGAGCCCCGAAGATATGAAGGCCATGCCCGTGGCGGACTTCGACAAGCTTTATTTAAAAATGGGATCCAAAGATCGTTCCTACACCATTGGGATTTACCGTGCCGCGCAAAAGGGCAACACCGACCAGGTGCAGGCCGCCCAGGGCCAGCACGATATTGGTATGGGGATCCTGGACAACACCAAGGAAAAGGATCCAGAAAAAAAAGCGCAACTGGTGGACAAATTCCACGCAACGCTGGATAATTTCAAGGTTGCTACTGGCAAGGAAGCGGATCCGGAAAAAGCCCAGGCCGTGGCCGACGACATTACCAAGCAACATATTTTAAGCACAAAACCCGCGGGCCCCACCGTGGACAATTACATGCGTCAAAACAACATCAAATCCGGCGCCGATATTTGGAAGTCCGTGCCTTACGATAAGCGGGCCATGGTTGAAAAGATCGCCACGCCCGGCGCCAGCGACGAGCTGAAAGGCCGTTTCCTTATCAAGATGATGATGAAAGACGCCCAAGAGAAGTAACCCCCATTGAGGTTTACGTGCCCAACCCCTCCCAGCCCAGCCCCCAGGACTTTGAAAGTTTTGCCGCAGATCAAGCCAAGATTCCAGCCGCCCCCGCCCTGGTCCCCGCGCCGGCCGCGGGCCTGGCCGTGGGCCAGCCGGCCGGCAGCCCTACATCAGAAGATTTTCAGGCTTTTTTAAATAGCCCGGACGCCCAGCTTCCAGGCGAAAAGCTTTCGGCCGCTACCACGGCCGCCAAAGACATTGCGCCAGCCGCAGCTGCCAAGACCTTGGACTTGACCAACAAGACCGGCCTGCCTGAAAGTTTTGTAAGCCGCCAACCGGATGCCGCAGAACAATACGCCAGGATCGGAATTGACCCAGATTACTTTGCCCGCAACTACCCCGCCGTGGCCGACTATGCCAGCGAAAGCCCCAACCAGGCCGCACTGGTCCAGCATGATCTTCCCACCCTGCAAAAGTATGAGGACGTTTTTAAACGCCAGGATACCCTTTCAAAAATCAATGACAAGCTGGGCCGCGGCACCGATGCGTTTGTGAACCTGCTTGTAAAGTCACCTTTGGCCGGCGCCGCGGCCCTGGGACACCAGGTGAGCCAGGTGCCCGGTTTCATCAACACCATGCGCCGCGCCAGCACCGGAGACCTGAACCCTTACGAAGATCAGGCCCAGAAAGAAATGCAGAACAATCCCATGGCCGAGTGGACCAAGGAAAAGCAGTTGGCCCTGAAAAATGTTGACCTGGACGGGGATACCCTGGACTTGATTCACAAAGGTGATTTTTTGGGCGCCGGGCTCCACGTGGCCAACAGTATCACCAACATGGCCCCTATGCTTGTGGGCGCCGCCCTGGGTGGCCACCTGGCCGCCGCGGGCCTGGCCGTGGGATCCGCCGCCGAAGGAAGCCAGGAAGCAAATGACGCCGTGGATCCAGCTACGGGCCAGCCCCTAAACCTTTCCCCCCATGCCGCGGCCGCGGCTGCCATGGGGAAGGGCGCCATCATGATGGGAGCCAACGAAGTCACCCTGGGCCTTATGAAGGGATTTGGAACGGCCATTACCAAGGCCGCCGGCCAGCAGGTATCCAAGGAAGTGCTCCGTGGCTTCTGGACCGCCATGGCCCACAACGCCGGAACCGATGCCGCCAGCTTTGCCATGATGAAGGCCGGAGACGACTTTATTGACTACGCCAGTGGGGTAAATCCCCACGCCCTGGAAGGGGAAGGCCACAAGCTCCTAAATGAGGCCATTACCGGTGCTTTTATGGGATCCGCCGCCGGATTTGGCCGGGCCCGCGCAGAAGGCGCGGAAAAGGCACGCCAGGAGGCCGGGAACGAGCTTTCAGGTGCCACCAAGGCCGAAGGGCCTGCCGGGCCAGTGGTGGCCCCTGGAGAGGCACAGAAGCGCTTAAACGATGCCCTGGATCAAAGAAACCCGGTGCGCCTGCCGGACATGCCTGAAAAGATTTCTGCCCTGGCCCAAGCTAAATCAGACCGGGAACTTTATACCCAGCTGGGAGATGCCGCCAACAGCAGCCAGCTGAAGGGCCTGGCCCCGGCCGAGCACGAAAAGCTTATTGATAAGATGGCCGCGGGCTTGAGACCCACCCTGGACTTACGTGCCGCCGAGGAATATTTTCAAAGCCAGGATATCCCGCCAGCCAGGGCTTTCCAGGACTTGAACCTTTCCCAGGAGTATGAACAGGCCAAAGCCCATGGATTGACCGAAATTCCCATCAAGCTGGGCGACTGGATGAACAAAGTCCATGGCACGCCCCACTTCGAGCCCCTGGGTGAATTCATCAAGATGCACAACAACGACACCAGCCTGACACCTGGCCAGGCCAAGGAGTTTGAAGCATCCATGGAAAAGATGGCTTCCATGAAACCCGTGACGGCCGACAGCACGCCCGAGCAGCGCCAGAAGGTTTACCACGACACCTACAACAGTTTGATAAAATTCTATTCCGATTCCCAGGCCAAGACCATTGCCGAACGTGAAAGCATGATGCTGAAGAACCTGGGCGAAAGCGCCCTGGTTGGAAAGAGCATTACGCAAGAAGAAATCCAGGAAATGTTTCCCCTGGAGACGGCCAGGGCCCGCCGCAACCAGGCCGCCGAAGGAACGCAAATCACAAATCCGGCCGCCTTTGAGTTTGGCGAAAACGTGCCCTTCAATTACAAGGCTGCCGATGAAATGATCCGCAAGGCGCCGGCCAGCGAGTTTGCTTCAGATTTGACCGCGGACGAAATGCAGAGCGTCCTGGATAACGAAAAATTGAAAGCCTATGTTGACACCGGCGGAATTACACCCGTTTCGGATGCCGTGCGCGAACTTGGATATTTGAATAGCAACCGCGTCAAGGGATCCAACATGGCTGCCGAGTTTGCCGACAACAACACCATGGGACTTTATTCCACCAAATCCAGCGCCTTGCCCCCGGATCTTATGGCCGCGGCCGTGAAGGAAAAATATCCCCACCTTTTGAAAGAAGCGGACGCCAACGAGCTGCAGCAAGTTTTGAGCGCCGAAGCCAAAAAGCTGAAAGAGTTAAAAGCCAGTGAAGGGGAAAAAACAGTCAAGAAAATCCAGACCATGGCCCGGATGAAGCAGCTACCAGTGGAGCCCGCGGCCGCGGCCGGCAAGCACCCCATTGCCCACATGAACGAACTTTGGAACGACCACATGACCCCGGCCGAGCGCGTCCACGATTATTACCGTGATGATGTGACCGGTGCCCTGAACGAGCGCGGCATGGACGCCCTGGCCAAGAAGCCCGGCGAAAAGTGGATGATGCTGGACGTTTTGAAAAAACCTATCAATGACAAATTCACGCACCTGGCCGGCGACAAAGGTTTGCGCCTGGTGGCCCAGGCCGCCATGACCGTGCGCCCGGAAGTGGGCGTGCGCGGCGGGAATGTATTTTTGCGCGTGCCGGAAGATCCTGCTACGCACCAGGAAATTATGGATGCGGTAAATGCCGCCTTGCCCGAACGTATTACCCTGGCCGACAAAGAAGGCAATGAACAGGTTTACAATGCGAAAGCTTTCCGAGTGAACGGCGCAGCGGGCGAGACGCCGGCCGAAGCTTCCGCGAACTGGCTTCCGAAGCAGGCCGAACTTAGAAGGAACGGGGAACTGGTGGACCGTGGCCAGCTGCCAAAAGATTTTGCGCAGGTGCCCGGTGAGGAAAGCCCGGAAGTCCGGGCCCGCCAGGCATTGATGCACGTGGGCGAAGATATGACGGACAAGCTGGCCAATACGCCGCGGGATGAGGCTTTCAAGCACGCCTACATCAACCCCATAAGCGGCATGCTGAACAAGGCAGCTTTCAATCACCTGGCCGAAGGCAAGCATTTTGGCGTGGCGGACATTGACGATTTTGGGGAAATTAACCGGCAGTTTGGCCGTGAAGGTGGCGACCAGGTGCTTTCCCTGGCCGGCCCTATGATCCGGAATTTCTGGGAAGCCGCCCGCCAGGCCGGCCATGAGGGCCTGCTTGCGCATGTTTCCGGGGATGAATTTTATTTGGATCCGAAAGGTGATCGCAAAAACAGCGAACGTTTTATGCTTGACCTTCAGAAGCAGCTGGAGGATACTAAATTCAGGATCAAGATGCCCGATGGAAAGGAGTATATCCTCCGCGGGCTAGGCCTTTCCTTTGGGATTGGAGATACACATGGCCACGCTGAAGCAGGTCTCGAAGCTAACAAATTGGCAAGAAAGGAAGGCCTCGCCCATGATCGAATCGCCGGCAGAACTAGCGCAGCGAATGAGGAAGGACGGCCAGAACCCGCAGCAGGCGAAAGTGGTATCAGCACACCTGAACGGAGTGCAGATTGGCGGGGAAGGCATGACCGCCTCACAAGTGGACGACGCCTGCAAGAAAGCACTGGCTTTAAGCAAGAGCCCGTTCATGCAGGGCCTACGCAGCCAAGCGCCATCCAATCAGCCGAGCGCGGAACCCTCCCCGAGTTTACTACCAGCCGAAACCCCACAAGCCTAGAGCAGGCCGCGGCGCCGGACACCGGGCCGCGGCTTACTGCCGTCCATTCATTATCCGAAGAAAATCTAAAGGCCGCCCACCAGCTGGGCGGCCTGGCCGTGCCATCAATCGCCATCCATCCTGCCGATTCCGCTAGCCACGGAACCGAGCAATTTGGCCCCGTGACATTGCTGGGCAACAAGAGCATGGCAGACCCTTCCAAAAATCCCGTGTTCGACACAGACGCCTATTCGAAAACTTTCCCGCGGCCAGATTATAAGCCAGTCCCTAGAAAGGTTTCTGCCGCAGTAGAGCAGGAATTAAAAGACCCTTCCACAAAAAACGGTGAGCCCCAGCTGGCTATTTCCATATTTGATTCCTTGAACGAAGGCAAGCCCCAGAACGCCATAGCCAGGGCAATTACTTCCCCCACTTTTATGGAAATGTTTTTGAAGGAAAAAGGCATGGATGCGCCGGCCGCCGAAGAAAAAATAAGGCACCACAAAGATTCTTACGCTTCAGATCCGCGGGTGATGGAAGCCGTGAAGGATTTAGACGCCCAGGGCGGCAAAAATATGACCTCCAAGGAATTGCTGGCAGCCTCCAAGGATAAACTGGAGCCAGCCATCAGAGCCGCCATTGAAGAAGATTTAGCCAAGCTTTCAAAGAAAGCGCAGAAGGCTATGCGCCCAGATATGACGGCCACATTTTTCGACAACCACGGTGCAATTAAATTTGATAAATTGGATCGACTAGTTTCCAAAGCCCGGACCGAAGGCGAAAGGTATATTGACGCCTACGACCGCGAGGAACAGTTAGGGAAAATTTTGGCCGAAAAAAATATGAAAGGCCAATTTAAGTCCTGGGTGGAGGACAAGATCCTGCAGCACTTCGACGAACCCACTTTTAAATTACGCGGAAAGAACGTGCCTTTCAACTTGGAAAACGTGACGGAGCATATGACCGGGCCCCAGCGTGCCAAAGAAAAGACCATGACCTACGGGGAAGGTGTGGCCCGCGCCGCGGCCGCCAAAAGATTCACTGACTTGGAAAAAATGCGTGCCGCGGCCGAAAAGAACGTGCGGCCCAGGGAAGAAACGATTGCAGCCCGCGAAAAGAATAAGGGAGCTATGCAGCTTTTTCGAGACGTAGCTGCTAATTTTTATGGGCCGAAAGACTTAGATTATAAATTTGGATCCGCGTGGGATAGTTTTGACGAAAGCATGAAGGCCATGGCAGACTGGGCCAAGGGCCGGCACGATGCCGACAACATGAAGCGTGCCATGGCCAGGCGCAATTTCCGCGTGGCGGATATGCCTGCCAGCTTTTTTGATGGAGCCGTGGAGGTAGGCAAGGAATTTTTGGCCAACCCGGTCCCGTATTTTGAAGCCAAGCCCCAACGGGCTATAGGCTTGAAGGAATTCAAGGGCGCCGTGATTCCTGAAGATGCAAGCCCTGAAACGAAAGCCATCCTGGAGCACCACGGCCTTCCTTATGAAACATATCCAATCAGTGACAACAAGGACGAGCAGGACACTACCCGTGCCGCGGCCATGGACAAATTGCGCAACCAGGTGGCCAAGACCAACCCCACCGTGCTTTTCCAAAGCCGGGCCGAAGCCGAAGAGAAAGGCCCGGATGAATTCTATTCCAAGCTGCAGCTCAACATTGAAAGCAAGCTGGGCACGGCCGGCACGGTGGACCAGATCCGCGGCATGCTGAAAGACGTTTCTGCCGAGGAACGCAAGTGGAGCGGGATAGACAGCTTCCTAGAAGGCAAGGACAAGGTTTCCAAGGACGAGCTGATGGAATTCTTGCGCGGCAACCAGCTGCAGCTGAAAACCAAAGTGTTTGCTGGCATTGAAAAGGTGGATCCATATGAAGTGTCAGACGCCATGGAAGCAGCCTTAGAAGAGGCCGCGGACAATCGTTACCAAGCCGCCCGTGAAAGATTTGAAGAAATGGTGGCAGATGAAGAAAATCCAGGGAATTGGAATACTTTTTTAAGGAACTGGCCAGCCGTGGATGAAGGTACCGTGCGCCGCCAGGTGCAGGGAGAGGCCGAAGCTGGCAATGAAGACGCCCATGAAACCGGAATAGAAAATTCTGGTGAAACCCAATACCACAATTACAAGCTGCCTGGTGGTGAACGATACCGCGAAGTATTAGTGACTTTGCCACCCAAGGCCAGAGAAATTCCTAAATGGGTTTGGATGGATAGCCCAGTGAGATTGGAAAGGTATCCGGATGAGCCACGCGCCCGCATACTCGTTTCGGCCGACAAGGATGGAAAGCCAGATGAAGAAACTGGAAACGGATCCTGGCCGAAGGAAGCAGCTATTATAAAACGGGAGACCTACAACTATACCGATGACCCTGAACTTTCACATCATTATGCGGTTACGGTTGGAGCTCATTCAAATAGGTATGAAAGAGAAAAAGAATTCGACACATTGGAAGAGGCAAAAGCCTGGGCGGAAAAAATTTATTTGGATCCCAAAGCTCTTCCGAAACCTGAAGATAAACTCGGATATAGAAGCCCCCATTGGGGGGAAAGGAACGTGCTAGCCCATACACGCTTGGACGACAGAAAAGACGTGGATGGAAAGACCACACTTTTTATTGAAGAAATCCAGAGCGACCATCACCAGGAAGGCAGGAAAAAAGGCTATATGGGGGATCCTTTTAGCCAGCCCCCTCACGTCAAAATACTTTTGGATCAAATCCGTGCGCTTGGAATAACCAACCACCCCCACATTATTAGTGGCGACATGGTCCGACAGGCCGGCGGCGACAATAAGCTGGTTAACGATTGGGTTAATCTGATAGGAACCGGGGATATAAAAGATCCGAACGACAACGGAGTTGGCCACAAAGTTCCGGACATGCCTTTCAGAAAAAACTGGCATGAATTCATGCTGAAAAAAATCATCCGGCATGCAGCTGAAGAAGGTTATGAGAAGATTGCCTGGACCACCGGTGACCAGCAGGCAGAACGCTACGACTTGAGCAAACACATTGATTCCATCAGCCATGTTGAGCGTGAAGATAGACCTGGATTTTACCGCGTGGAAGCAACAGCCCCAGGTGGACGCCATGTTTTTAGCAACAATGCCGCGAATCCTGAAGAGCTGGAAAATGTTTTTGGCAAAGAGCTGGCTCAAAAGATTATAAATAAAGAGGGGGAACGGGATGAAAGATATGACGCTTCTACTTATGTGAAGCGCCCTACGTTAGTATTGAAAGGCCTTAATCTGAAAACCGGCGGCGAAGGAATGAAGGGATTTTACGACAAGATCATCCCGGACTACCTGAACAAGTTTGGGAAGAAGTTTGGAGCGAAGGCGGGAACAAGCGAAATTGAAATTCCTGGAGTGAATGGAACTGGTGTAACTCGCAAGACCGTTCACAGCATGGAAATCACGGACGAAATGCGCCGCACCGCCCTAGTGGAAGGCTTTCCGCTTTTTCAGGCCGTCCCGCGGGACTATGTGCCTGAAGGCGAGGGAAACCAGGCGCAACCCGCGCCAGCGCCGCGTGGATCCATTAACCTGTATAAGAACGACCAGGGCGCCTTCACGGGTGCCACCATCAATTTGCCGCCTGAAGCAGATCTATCCACCAGGCTGCACGAATTTTCCCATTATTACCTTGAAGTCATGAAGGAGTTGGCCAAGCGCCCGGACGCCAGCCCGGAGCTGCACGCCAACCTGGAGACGCTCAAGAGCTGGGAAAAAGAAAACTTCCTGAAGGACTACGAGCGTGTGACCAGGAAATACGTCAACGGCGCCATTGCGGCCGGCGAGACCACGGGAGCCAGTGAAATCCCGCGCCTGGACGCCAAAGACTTGAGAGACTTTGCCGGCGTGCCCGCGGGCGTCATGACCCCGGAAGGATACAAGAAAATTGCCGATGCCTTGAAAATGTATGTGGAGACCGGCCATATTGAAAGCCGCGTCAAGACCGTGGCCGACAAATTGCGCGACACCATGCTGCACGAATCAATGGCTGAAGGATTTGAAAATTACTGCTTGGAAGGCAAAGCCCCTACGCGAGAGCTTTCCGGCGTATTCAACAAAATCCGCCATTGGATGATGGACGTGTATAAGAGGGCCCAGGCCTATGTGGCGCAGCCTTTGAACGCAGAAGTCCGGGAATTCTTCAACCGCATGATTGCCGGCCGCCAGGCAGTAGACCAAGCCAAGGACAAGCTGGGCCTGCACGCCACCTTCCCCAAGCCGGAAGAGCTGGGCGCAGCGCCGGAGGACGCCGAGGCCTATGCCAAGCTGGTGGATGAAAGTGAAACCGCCACGGCCGACAAGATGGCCAGCCATGCCATTGAAGGCATGCGCGACCAGCAGAGCGAGGAACACGCCCAGGATATGGAGACCAACCGCTTGAAGGCCAGCGAAACCGCGTGCGGCCTGCCTTTCTTGCGTGCCAGGTCCGTGCTGGAGACCGGGAAAATGCCCGACGGCACGGATGCCAGCCCGCGCCTGGCTGGCAAGCTGAACCTTTTTTCTTTGAAGAGGGACTATCCCCAGTATGCCGAACAGCTGGAAAGCCAGGGCGTATTGGACAAAATGACCAGCACGACCGGCGGCCTGCACCCCGACACCGCGGCGCCCCTGTTTGGATTCTCTTCCGGCGACGAAATGTTGCGGGCCATTACCGCACCCCAGGCGGACGTGAAAAAGTGGATTGAGACCCAGGCCCTTCACCTGCAGAATATGAAGGAAGCCATTGCCGGGAAGGACGACCTTTCCGGCCAGGCCATGGATGCCTTGCATACGGACAAAGGCGCCGAGAAATTGCATTTTGAAATGAAAATGATTCGCGAGAACAAGCTGCCGAAACTGAAGCTGGCCGGCCAGGTCAATGATCCGTTGCCAGACCTGCAGAGCTTCAAGGATCAAGCCCGAGACACCATTGACAAGAGCGTTTCAGCCGGCCACCTGGCCGGCGACAAGTCCAACGTTTATTTGAAAGCGCACATGGACGCCGGCCGGCGGAGCATTGAAGCCATCCTGAACGGAGACGGGAAAAAAGCATACGAGGCCAAGAAGCAGCAGCTCATGAATTTTGAACTTTTCCGAGCTGCTTCCACGGCCAAGAAAGACATTGATAAGATCAACGCCATGATGGCCCGCTTTGGCCAGGCGCCCACGCGGGAGCGCCTGGGCAAGGCAGGAACCGGCGAGGATCCTGGCATGGCATACCTGCCGCAGCTGGATGCCTTGCGTGAACGGTTTGGCTGGAAGAAGGCAAAGACCCAAGCACCTGGTGAAAACGTGACCGAGGGCCGACGCACCTTGTATGGCTGGGTGAAAGGCATGGAGGAAAAACTTGGTTGGCCCGTGACCTTTTCAGACAAAGTTATGGATGAAGGCTTCCGCAAACCCTGGAAGGATTTGAGCTACGAGGAGATCAAAGACGTGCGGGATGCTGCCAAGCAGATCAACCATATGGCCGGCGCCGCCAGCAGGCTTATGAAGTCCAACGCCTACGATACCGTGGAAAGCGCCCGCGCCGCGGTTCTGGATCAGCTGGGCAAGAACTTTGATTTGACCAAGGCGAAGCCCAAGTATAGCGAGAACTGGAAAGACAAGATCCTGCAGTTTGGCCGCGGCGCCATTGCGGCTCATACCCGGCCGGAATTCCTTTTCAATTATCTGGACGGCAATGAAGCCCAGGGCCCAATGTGGAAGATGTTTTTTGATCCCATGAATAAGGCCGAGGAAAACGAGAAGACCCGCAATCACGCCAGCACCCTGGCCCTGAACGAAATTTTCAACCACTACACTTCCAAGGAACGGGCCGAATGGCACAGCAAGAGCATTTACATTCCAGAAATCGACAACAGTTTGACCATGGCCAACATCATTGCCCTGGGCTTGAACCAGGGCAACAAATACAATCGCGAGGCCGTGCTGGAAGGGGAAGGCTGGAGCCAGGAGCAAGCGGAGGCTTGCCTGAAGCATTTAAGCCAAAAAGACTGGGATACCATCAGCCAGATATGGAGGCACTTTGACAGCTACTGGCCGGACATTGCGGCCCAGGAGCAAGCCATCAAAGGCGTAGTGCCCCAGCGCGTGATAAGTGACAAGGTGCATACGCCTTTTGGAGACATTGAAGGTGGATATTATCCCGTATTTTTTGACGGGAAGCGCAGCTGGAAACAGTCGCAGCTGAACGAAAAAGCGGACGCAAAAGATATGTTTGGTGGAGACTGGGCCGGTGCTCAGACCAGGCACGGCCATACCATTGAACGCAAGAACACCGGCGGAAAGCCCATCCTTTTGGAATTGTCCGGCGTGACAAACCACATTGCCGGCGTCAATCATGACCTGGCCTATAGGCGCACTATTATGGACTTGAACCGCCTGGCCAATGATGCCGAGATCCGGGATTCAATCGAGCGGGCCGCGGGCCGGGAAATGGCCAGCCAGATCAACCCGTGGTTGAAAGCCGTGGCCGGCGACCGCGGCACCAGTATGGGGAGCATGCTGGAAGGCCTCCTGAACAATGTGCGCGGTGGCGTGACCGTGGCCCAGCTGGGTCTGCATTTGTCCACGGCATTGAAGCACACCGGAAACCTGGTTAGTTCAGTAAACGAGCTGGGCCCGAAATACTGGGCCGCGGGCCTGAAGGACGCCTGGGCCAGGCCGGACCAGGTGATGAAGAATTGGGAATTTATTACCAGCCGCAGCCCGAGCATGAAGGAACGTGCCGACGACTTTGACCGCGACGTGAAGGAGACCGGCCGGCGCCTGGGTATCACGGGCGTTACTAGCGACCTTATCCCGAAGGTGCTGCCGGAACCCGTTACCAAATTCATGATGGGATACCTTTCCGCCACCGATAAATTCACGGCTATGCCAATGTGGTTTGGAGCGTATCGGAAAGCCATGGAAGGTGGCCACCAGAACATTACCGCCGGCGACGAGAAGGCGGCCGTGGACTACGCTGACCAGGTGGTGCGGGACTTCAAAGGATCCGGCGCCACCAAGGACTTGGCAGCCATCCAGCGCGGCAATGCCCTGGGCAAGCTTTTCACCATGTTTTATTCCCAGCTTTCCGTGCAGTTTAACCAGTATGAGAAGATTGCCCACCAGGCGCACTTCAATAAGGCCGCGGGTATGGGAACGGCCGAGAACATGGCCAGGACTTTGAACGCCTACGCCATCCAAATTCTGCCGGCCGTGGCAGTTATGGCCATGATTGGGCATGGGCCACACATCAGCGAGGACGATGAGAACGAGGACAAGGTGAAGAAAAGCGCCAAGTGGCTGGCCTTGACCGCCCTGGACGATGTGGCCGGAAGCGCGATAGGTTTGCGAGATGTGGCCCACGGGATGATCCAGCACTGGGAAACCGGCCGCAAGGCGGACTACCAGGCCAGCCCCGCCTTTTCCGTGGTGCAAAATGCAGAGCAAGCCGTGACCGGCCGCGGCCGCGCCCAGCGCAATGCCATCATCAATCTGGGCGGAGCTTTGACCGGATTGCCCACCGCGGAGGCCATGAAAGCTTCCCAGCGGTTCTATGACTGGGCCACCGGCGAAAACGTGCCAGACAACGCCTTCAAAGGCGTATACGAGGCCCTGGTATCTGGAGAGCCGCGGGAGTAAAAAGGGATTGAAAAGAAGTCCTGAAAAGCGTATAAGTTAGGCATTGACGCAGGGCACTTTTGAGGCACCTAAAAAAAAGAGGTATGTATGGGTTCGTTGGTAATGCCGTTTAAGTGGGTGATGGATCAATGCCGAAAGCTTGGCTATATCCCCGGATCCATTGGAAACGTGGAGATTCAGGGAGACTTCCGGCGGAAATTGGAATTGAGCACCAAAAAAGAAATGGAACTGCAAGCCCAGCCGCTTTGCTTTTTTGTGTGCGTGCGAAGCGGCAACATGCTTTCAAACAAAGAAATGAACCTGGATAAATTTGAAAATCTTAGGTGGATCCCGGTGCCAGAATCAATGATATCCCGCCTGGGCAAAGCCAACCCGAGTTATCGGGCCAAGTGGGCCCGGTGGATGATTAACACCTTATTGCCGCGCCTGAAGGCGGAGGGAAGGATCCAAGAAATCGAAGCCGAGGCCGTTAAATTCTAGGGGATCCCCATGACCGTGCCAGCCGTCAACCCGGTAAACCGTTATACTGGGAATAATACCAGCGCCACCTACGCCTTCCAGTTTTTGCTTCCGGATCCGGCGCAGCTCTTGGTGATGAAGTATGATCCTAGCGCCGGCACTTTCGTGCCCCTGGCTTTGAATACGGATTACACCATTGCCGCGGCCGGCATTAATAATCCGGCCGGCGGCAATATTGTCCTTTCCGCCGGGAACCTGGCCGCCGGCGTGCAGCTGGTTTTGATACGCGCCATTCCAGCAGATCAAAATACCAGCATCAGAAGCCAAGGGGATTTTTTCCCTTACGTCCATGAAAACCAGTTTGACCGCCAGGTGATGCAGCTGCAGCAGGCTCTTGAAGCCTTGAGCCGGTGCATCCAAATCCCGCCAAACATTGACCCCGTAGGATTCAGCACTCAACTCCCCCCAAACACTGATGGCCTGGGAGGACAGTTTTTAATTGTCAATGCGGACGGGTCCGGAATTTCCACAATTTCCGCACCGGGTGGATTTTTGAAAAACACATTTGTGAGCGCTGGAGATACTTACCAGCTGGCCACAACCGATGATGTGCTTTTTGTTGATTCAACCGGATCCCCCACCACGCTGCTATTGCCTGATGCCACCACGTGTGCGGGGGAGCTTTTCAGGATTAAGCGCACCACCCCCGCGGGCGGCAGTGCCCACGTCATTACAGTCACGCCTTTTGGATCCCAAACCGTGGATGCGGCAGCTGGCAGTTTCAATCTTAACGGGGTCAATACTTTTTTGACTTTGGAAAGCGATGGATCCAACTGGTGGAAATTCTGATTTTCCTTTCTTTCTTTTGAGGCTGAAATGAAAAAATGGGTGGCTGGAATTTTTCTTTTGTTCATGGGGGTGGGCCAGCTGCATGCCTATACCATGACCAAGACCGTGACACCAAATTGGTCTAGGACGCCGACCTATACCAGCACTCCTACCAACACGGCTACCTTCAGCCCAACCATCAGTCCCAGCTGGACGCCCACATACACGCCCACGGTATCGCCTTCAATTACCCAGACCTTCAGCAAAACCTACACCCCCACGGCCAGCCCCACCCCCACGCCCACAGCCTCGCCCACGGCCACCAGGACTTCAACCATTACCATGACGAGCACGTTCACGCCCACGGCCAGCCCCACGCTTACGCCCGCGGGTTATCCCATTGTTGTGGCCGGCCGGGCTACCGTGGTGGCCACCAGCAGCACCGCCACCTGGATCAATGGAACATACACGGCGCAATATGCTGGACCTAATATTTTGCATTGTTTCAGTGAGGCCGGAGGCATGAGTTTTCTGGAGATTCCCGACACCACCGGATCTAGGCCAAGTAGTATTTTAGGACTTGGACAAACATGGTCCAACTCCTGGAAATTTTGTGAGCCGCCTTCAAGCCAAGGGATGTATTACGGGCTTCAAGGTTTAACTGGGCCGGTGACTGTAATTGACAGTTACCAATACCTATCTGGCCAGGCCAAGCCTATTCTTTGGCCCTAAATAGCTGGAGCTATTGATGAAATTTTGGGGAGCACTTGTTTTAGTTTTTATGGCCTCCTGGGCGTGCGCGGATTCCCCAACCGCTACGCCCACCTGGACGCCAACCATTACCAAAACAAACACCTTTTCCCCGACCTTAACATTTACAAAAACCATTACCAAAACTTTTACGTTCAGCCCGACAATTAGCAAAACATTCACCTACAGCCCAACCCGGAGCCCAACGCCGACCTGGAGCCCAACCCGGAGCCCAACCCCTAGCCGGACGCTCACCTGCAGTCCCACGCCGACCTGGACATTGACCTGCAGCCCCACGCCGACCTGGACATTGACCTGCAGCCCCACATTAACGCAAAGCCCCACAGCCACCCGGACGACGGTTTACACTTTGCCGGGCAGCGTAACGCTTAAAATTTCACGCAGTTTATACTGCTTTCCTTAGAGGATACTTTGAAACGAATCCTAAACTTGATCCCGCCTGAATTGCGGTGCCTTATATTTTTGGCTTTGGCGTATGCCTTTGGATTCCTGTTGTCGAGCGTGGCGGGGGCGAACATTGTCTACGGCCCAGAGAACTTTAATTACGCTATTTCAAGTTTGATTAACGTGAACGGGGCAAATTACACTATTGGAGGAGCCGGGGCCATTGGTGTTCAAGCTGGTTTGGGAGGCAAGGCCGCAACATGCAGCAACGGGGCCATGACTGGATGCTTTTATAACGGCGCAACGTATAGCTATACAGATTTGAGCGTGACGGCGGGAGACTTTGGTGGAGTCGGGAGTTACCAATATATCGCCGCCCGAGTTAGCGGTGGCATTAATGCAAACGGATTTCCGAACAATGGGTATGTAGCCTCTTTCATCGGGACAACCGGAGTCACCCTCTACAAATATATTGCAGGTGCTCCCACTACGTTAAGTTCGACTACTTGGGGGCCAGCTAGCCCGGCTTTTTATCAGATGCGTTTAGTTTGCAACGGGACTTCCATTTCCTTTTACGGAAACGGTGTCCTTCGAATGGGGCCAATCACGGACGCGGCCTACGCCAACGGAGCGATAGGATTTGGGGGGTCATTTGGATTCAACCAAATTTCGGCCGTGATTGTAGATGATGGTAATATTTTTACGCCAACGCCGACCCCACTTCCCACTTCTACCCCAACCATCACACCAACACCTATTTTTATGGCTAAATTTACCCCGTACGTGACTCCTATTCTCGCTCCGGTAGCGACATGGGAGATGGGGGATGTGGCCACGCTGTCTGTGATCAATGACAACGGGACATTGCGCGGAGCCTACTGGGCCGGTGGTTATTCGAGCGGGGCGGGGTCAATTAATATTGCAACCTCAACGGATGGTTATACCTGGACGCGAATAGGGGCAAATCCCATTTTGGGAAATGGGGCTGGTGGTGAAAGCGGAAATGCAGAACGTCCACTGCTCCTCAAATCCGGCTCAGAATATCGGATTTACTATCAAGATGTATCGAACAATATTGCTCTGGCAACGTCCAGCGACGCGGCGACGTGGGCAAAATACGGAACCGTTATTTCTTCTGGAACTGTTGGCCCGCTCAACTCAGCAGGGGCCTACTACAACGGAAGCACCTGGCTGATCTCTGCCCAATATGATCACGATTATCTGTTTTCCAGCGTAGATGGAAAAACTGGATTTTCACTGGTGCGGGGCCTGACCGATTTGACGCAGCCCGGAGCTGTGGCAGGATATTCCGGGCGTTCCTTTTTCGTCCCTCGCTCCGGCACTATCGGAGGCATGATTCAAGATTTCTACAGTTCGAACACGCCTGGCGGAATTAACAATCTCTACCACGCCCTGGCCCAGGACAACAATTTGAGCTATTTCAACATCGACCAGACCAGCATCCTCACCTACGCGGCCGTAGCGGCGGCGGGAGGCGGGCTTGCGACACCGGACGGGCTGACCAATCCAAGCCTGGTGGAATTCAATGGCAAAGTTTTCATGTATTACAGCGTTTTTTCAAATACAATTTCTCAACATAAAATAGGCTTGGCTGTCTACAACGGGAACATGCCGCAACTTTTCCAAGCGCTCTCCGCTTCTGGAAAATCTTACAAAATTAGAATTTATGATCCGACTTCCCCGCGCTTGGATAAATAATGCCCACACCCATGCAACTGGGACCTGCAGCACCATCAAGTTTTTTCCAAGCATGGATGGCCTGGGCCGCGGCCGGCGCCGGCGCCAGCGCTGCCTTGGTGCCTTTGATAAAACCAATCATGCGGGTCCTGGTGGCTTGGTTTGATTTTAAGGGCCGGCGAGAAGCCAAGGCCATGGGCCAGACAGACAGATGCGAAATAAATCACGAAAAGGTGGATGAAGAGATTCAACATTTGAAAGACCACAAAGTTTCAAAAGGGGAATTTAAGTTATTCGAGACCCGCGTGCTGGAAGCCATGCACGTCAACCAGGCGGAAACCGCCAAGCTTTTAAATTCATTCAAGGAGGACAATGACCGAAAACTAAGCCGGATTAGCCGGCGCGTTGATATGCTCTATCTTATTGCGGCCGGCACGCCCGCGGCCGTGGTGATGCAGGAAAATGCCAATTTAGGCGAATCAGATTTTTAGGCACCGAGCTGGAGATCGTCATGCTAAAAAGAGTGGTAGACGTATCGAAATGGCAAGGCACCATCCCCTGGCCGAAATTCCTTGATGCAGCACTGGCCGGCGTATACATCAAATCAAGCGAAGGCCTCGCAGTAGACCCCGAATATAGCATAAACTTACTTCAGTGCCGCCAGGTGGCTATGCTGCCAGGCGCCTATCATTTTCTACGGCCCGAAGTGGATCCCATCAAGCAGGCCCAGCTTCTTTTTAATATGGCCCCCAGGATGGATACTGACATGCCGCCGGCCGTGGACGTGGAGCTGGACATGCGGGATGGCCTGGACCAATGGTTGAAGCTTACCAGCCCCCAGGAGCGCCTCGACGTGGTGCATGCTTTCTGCCAGGCCGTGGCCTCGCTCTTCGGCCGCATGCCGCGCGTGTATATTTCCGCCATTTTCGTGGCCAGCCACCTTCCAAAAAATCACGGCCTGGGAATTTATCCCTTGTGGGTGGCCGCGTATCCTTTTAGGGAAGCGCAGAGCTGCAATTTTGTGCCCACCTGGAACCCCGCCTGGCTGCCGGTAGGATGGCAGGATTGGGAGATGTGGCAGTATGGCCAGATCAAGCTGCCGGGTGTAGGGATAGTGGACGCAAGCTTGCTCAAAGATCCGGACCCGAAACCCGCCGCTGGGAGGCCATCATGATTTATTTTGCGGTAATAGTGGCCTGCCTGGCCGCGGCCGCGGCCGGCCGGATCCTTTGGGAAGTGCGCTTGGAGCGGGAAACTTTTCGCACCAATTTCATGCAGATGAATATCCAGTGGCAGCTGCACGTGCGCCAGGTGGAGAATATGGCCATGACCGTGGCCGGCATTGAAGAGATGGTATTACGCCTGGCCCAAAAAATTACAGAACCGCCCGCGGTGCCCACACAGACCTGGGATCTGGTAAAGGATACCCATGCCGATTACGAAAGGGCCTTTAACACGGCGGAAGCTTTTGGCGCGGTATCAGCCTCCATGCTAAGGGCCCACCTGGGTATTGGATACGGTAAGGCCAGGCGCCTGGTGGAAAAATTGATTTTTAATAAAGTAGTATCCGCGAAACAAGACCGCCGCGGTCAAAGGCCCTTGCTGGATAGGGTCAATCAAGGCCATGCGTAAGCAGGCCCAAAAGGAGGAAAGTAACATGGACTTGACGACAACCGCGCAAGCGGCAAATAGCCTGGCCAGCGCCCTGGCCACGGTTATCAATACGCCCTGGGTGATGCTGGTGAAATACCTGGCCCTGGCCCTTGTGGGCCTGGTCCTGGTGCCGACCTTCAAGCAGCATTTGATCGAAATGGCCGACGCTGCTTTCCACCTGCCTAGCTGGGCCAAGCTTATTGCCCCCACGGCACTTTCCACCGTGGCGGGCCTGGTGCTGAAATCCTTTGGCGTGGACAATACCACGGCTCTTTCGGCCGCGGCCATTTTTGCGAGTATGACGCACATCATAAACGAGACCCCCTTGGCCCTGGATTTGGGTGGAAAACAGCCAGCTATCGTTCAGGGGATCCTTCGGGCCGTCCTGGATGCCTCAAAAACAGCCGGAAAGGTAGGGATGCTGGTGTTGGGCCTCCTGGTAGCCAGCGTGGCTTTAAAGGCCGACGTGGTGCCGGCCGCGGCCCCCGTAGCCGGCTGGTGCGCGGGCCCCAGTATTTGGGCCGGATCCGCCCTATACCGCACCACTGGAGGTGGTTTGACGCCGGACCAGAGCGCCGTGGGTGGCGTGCAGTTTGCGGGATACCTGGGAAGCTGGCAGGGCCAGGCATTTGACCCCACTTACACCCTGGGCCTTTTTGTGGGCCTGGATACCGAGGCCGCCAGCAATTACCCGGCCGCGGGCCTTCAAGGTGGCTGGTATATGGCTGGCGTGCCCTTGACTGGTTTTATTGGATGGCGCCTGGACAATCAGAGTGCGGGTGCCCTGGTGGGGGTAGGAACCAGTGTGCAGTTTACCGGGTGGATCCCGTTTCTATACCTAGGCAAACCCGGTAATTAAAAATAATATTCTTGGAAACGCAGGGCCCGGAGAAATCCGGGCCCTTTTTTTGTTGCGTTCTATTCTGTATTGGTGTATATGTTTTATAACTACACCCTAAAGGAGACAAATGGAAAACCCGTGGATCTATGAGGCGGCCTTTGAAGGCAAGGGCGCCGGCCAACCAGGCTGCCAGGAAATTGTCCTGAAGGACGATACCACCAAGATGGTGATTTGCTGGCTTCACTGTATGCCAGGCATGGAAAAGCAAATGCACACCAAGGCCCGGCGCATGGTGGCCGAGCACAACGCCGTGCTGGCCGTGGAGACCGAGACCCTGGAAAAGATTGTCCTGAACTATCACGGCCACCTTCCCACTTTCAAAGGAGAAACTGAAAACTGAGCGAAGCCTAGTGGTGTTCACTTTGTCGTTATTTTTTTGGAGGGAATGATGAAGAAGAAAATGACAGTGCGCCGGCCGCGGCGCCGGATTAGATTCACATCACTTGATTTTGACAGCCTGGCCAGCTATCTGCTTGCCCGGATCCGGGATCTTTTGCCCCGGTGGCTTCCAGGCGGCCGCATGCAAGGACAGGAATTTGTTTGCGCCAGCCTGCAGGGCGGCGCCGGCGGCGACAGCTGCAAGGTAAACACAGCTACGGGACTTTGGGCGGACTTTGCCACCGGGGAAAAAGGTGGCGACATGATAAGCCTATACGCTGCCATCAACCGCCTTAAGCAGGGCGAGGCGGCCAAGGCCCTGGCTACAGACGTGAATTTTAACCTTAAGATGTTTGAGATTATCGGCCCCGTGCCGGTATATCACTACGTGACCCAGCAGCTGATAGACTCGAAGGCCACGCGCAAGCGCATGCGGATCAAGCGCCAGGCCCTGGGCTTGAGCTTACGCGCCGCGGCCGCAGCTGCAGGGTTCAGCCATGGATACCTTTGCGACCTGGAGAACGGAAAGCGCCCCTGGACGGCCAAGAACGCCCAAAAAGTGGTGCATGGATTTTATAAAATTGGAAAGGTGGTGAAACCTTGAAAACCGATTTGAACGCCGCGGAATACGTGGCCCATGTTTTTGGTGGAGTGCGGCCCCTGGCCGCAGTGCTGGGCCTACACTTCAGCACGGTCTCGCATTGGATCAATGGCCAGGGCCCGGACCGGGTAGGGAAGGGGATGGTGCCGGCAAGGTATCAGCAGATGGTGATGGCCAAGGCCAAGGTGATGAAGATCAAGCTTGAAGCCAAGCACCTGATTTATGGTGGAGAAGTAGAAGCCGAGCTGATGCCAAAAACCCGATAACCTTCCTTCAGATACCATATGCCAACCGAACTTGATTTTGACGGCCTGGCTAGCTATCTGCTTGCCCGGATCCGGGATCTTTTGCCCCGGTGGCTTCCAGGCGGCCGCATGCAAGGACAGGAATTTGTTTGCGCCAGCCTGCAGGGCGGCGCCGGCGGCGACAGCTGCAAGGTAAACACAGCTACGGGACTTTGGGCGGACTTTGCCACCTGGGAAAAAGGTGGCGACATGATAAGCCTATACGCTGCCATCAACCGCCTTAAGCAGGGCGAGGCGGCCAAGGCCCTGGCTACAGACGTGAATTTTAACCTTGCGCCTGGCCAAGGATCCACCCAGATGGCCCCAGCGAAGCCCAAAAAGGCCGTGGGGGTGCTAAAAACCCCTCCAGAAGGCACCAAGCCTCCAGTTTTTGGGGAAGCTGCAGGAATTTGGTGTTACCGCACCGACAAAGGCCAGCCAATTTTCTATATAGCTAGATATGAAAAGATGGTGGCCGGCGAGACGATAAAGAACATTATCCCATACAGCTGGGACGGCACGCAGTGGCAGCAGAAACACGTGCCGGCGCCGAGGCCCCTTTACAACCTGGACCAGCTGGCCGAGCACCCGGACTGGCCCGTGCTGGTGGTAGAAGGCGAAAAATGTGCCAAGGCCGCCATGCAGATAGTGGGGGATGGTTATGTGGTGACGACCTGGCCAGGCGGGTCCAACAGCGACGCCCATGCCAATTTCAAGCCCTTGCACGGCCGCGACGTGGTGCTTTGGCCGGACGCGGACAGCCGCCAAAGGTATCCTAAGAGCCATCCCACGGCGCCGGAAGTCCGGAAGCCATACAATGAGCAACCAGGGCCCGCGGTGATGGACAGGATTGCCCGCAGCCTGGCCCCTTATTGCCCCAAGGTGCGGATCATCAACGTCAAGGACTTGTATGACCAGGACGCAGATGGCTGGGACGCGGCCGACGCACTAAAGGCTGGCTGGACGTGGGAGGAATTTTCCGCCTGGGCAAAGCCCAGGCTTGAAGATTTTAAACTACCTTTGCCCGCGCAAGCTGGCCGCGGCGAATTGGTGCAATCCAAGGCCGAGAGCTATCCGCAAGGCGGCCCGGCAGTAACGGTGCTGGAAGATGGCGTGGCCATTGAAATGAGCGTGCGGGCCCTTTGGCAACGGGCCGGCATCAAGGTGCTGCAGAGCGGCAACCCCTTGACCAACATGGATAACCTTTTGCGGATCTTGGCCGCGGCCGGAGATGTGAAGGTATGGTTTGACGACTTCCACAAGCGCATATTCACCACCTGGCAGACCGGCGTGCAGCACGAATGGAGTGACGACGATACGCTGGACTTGATGTTGCGCTTTCAACGGGATTTTGTTTTTGTGAAGGTGACGGCCGAGATGGTGCTGCAGGCAGTTCAATACTTTGCCAAGCGCAACCGCAAGCATGAACCGCGGGACTGGCTCAAAGGCCTTATCTGGGACGGCAAGCACCGCATTGCCAATTTTTTCCATGACTACATGAAGGCCGCTGACAACACCTATACCAAGAGCGCCAGCCAAAATTTCTGGGTGAGTCTCATAGCCCGGATCCAGGTGCCTGGCTGCAAGGTGGACAACATGGTGATTTTGGAAGGCCGCGAAGGTATCCGGAAGTCCAGCGCCCTGGCCGTGATAGGCGGGCCCTGGTATAGCGAAATGATGATTGACCTGAACAACCTGGCCGGCTTCCTGGAGGTCCTGCCAGGCAAACTTATCATTGAAATTTCAGAAATGGACGCCTTCAAAAAGGCGGACGCAACGGCAATTAAGAAGGTGATTACCAACCAGGTGGACAGATACCGGCCGCCCTATGGCCGCCAGGCCGAGGACTTCCCGCGTCAGTGCATTTTTGTTGGCACCACCAACGAGAGCGAGTATTTGCGGGACATGACCGGCAACCGCCGCTTCTGGCCTATCAGTGTAGACACGGTGAACACGGACGCAATCACCCGGGACCGTGACCAGCTTTTTGCCGAGGCAAAATATTTGTTCGACAATGACGTGAAGTGGTATTTCATGCCGGAGGAGGCAACCAAGGAGATGCAGGAAAGCCGGCGAGAACGGGATCCCTGGGAAGATGCCATTGAAGAGTTTCTGGTCAACACAAACACCACCAAGCAGCAGTTTATTGCCGAGGAAGTGCTGCACCTGATGGTCTCGAAAATGACCTGGCAGGAAAGCCGGCGAATCACCAAGATCATGAAGAAGCTTGGCTGGGTTACAAAGGTAGGGCGTGACGCCAACGAGCGGGTGGAACGATACTGGGAACGCATAGCACAAAAAAATCTTTTAGGAAATTGAAAAATTAATTTGACATACTCCGAATAGGTGTATATAATACATATACACCAAGGGAAGCCACCCACTTCGGAGGATACCATGAAGAACAACACCCGCCAGCGTTTGATGAACCTTTACGGCCGCGCCCTAGTGCAGCTTTCCGAAGCCCAGGGTGCTGGCCGGCGCCGTGGTGCGGATCCCTTGACCCCGCGGGCCCAGCACTTCCAGGGCAAGGCGCAGCGGATCCTTTCAATCGTTTCTAATCTGTAATTGAGGCTTATTTGAAACCGATAGCCCTGGATCTTTGTTGCGGAAAAGGTGGCTGGGGAAAGGGCCTCAAGGCTTCGGGCTGGCAGGTCCTAGGGGTGGACATCGAGGACTGGAAGAATCCATGGAGCCGAACAAGCAGGGCATCACAAGACCAATAAGCGCAAGGAGTGGTCTGCCATGGTAGCCATGATCCCCGAGGAACTCAGCACCTGGATAGGACAATGTTTTTACCCACACTAGGAGCCAGCATGAAAGAGCATCCCATATTGTTCAGCGGCCCGATGGTCAAGGCCATCTTGGAAGGCAGGAAAAGTCAGACCCGCCGTGTTATGAAGAATCATCCCGATGGAGTTTGGGGAGTAGATATTTGCGGCGGTGAGGATGGGAAAAATTCAGTGGATACTGGCAAGCCTTGGTGGAAAGTCGGCGGGATTAACGGGCTTCCCAAATGCCCATACGGCCAGCCAGGGGACAGGCTTTGGGTTAGGGAGACGTGGGCACCAGGTATGAATATGCCTCAACCCGCTATTTATCGTGCGGATTGGCCTGGAGATGAAAAAGGAGTTCGCTGGAAACCCTCCATCCACATGCCCCGCTGGGCCAGCCGCATCCTGCTTGAGGTTACGGACGTTCGGGTGCAGAGGGTGCAGGAGATCAGCGAGGAGGATGCCCTGGCTGAGGGAACACGTTGCCATTTGGATATAGAGCCTAAAAATCACCACGACTGTTCTTGGAGCTATAAAGAGCATTTTGAAAAGCTTTGGGACTCCATCAACGCCAAGCGCGGCTATGGCTGGGACGTGAACCCCTGGGTCTGGGCCATCAGCTTCAGGAGGATAAGACCATGAAACCATGCCCGTTTTGCGCTTCAAAGGAAATCAGGGTGGCAACCTTCAAAATAGAAGAGTTTTCAATTAAGTGTTTAAACTGCGGAGCTTCTACTGGGCTTTGGAGCACTGCCGATTCTGCCCTTGAATGTTGGACCGCCCGGCGTGGAGAACAGGTCCTTGAATTGAACGGCGTGGCCAATGTGGTGATGCAGCTGGACGTGATTGAGCACCTGGCCGTGGTGCGCAAAGGTATCGTTCCCTTGCGCCGCGGCCAGGCAGGCGACATGGTGAAGGTGATGGATGTGTTGAACTTGTCCTATGACAAACTAAAGTCCATTCGCAAAGAACTGATGGATTTTTGTGTTTATGCCAGGCAGCTGCCAGACAATCCAACCCGCCGCTGGGCGGAATTCAAGGAAGGAAGGTAAACTCAATGAAATGCAATGAAATTGACACTTTCACGCACGAGCACTCAGCCTGCCAAGAGGCGGTTGAATGGATCAAGAAATCTAAGCTCACCACTTGCGCCAAGACCTGGGCCAAATGCCAGCGAGGGGATTGGATGATTTGGGCCTTGCGCCGGTCTGGCAAGATGGACAAGAACATGGCGGTAAAGATTGCCTGTGAGTGCGCCCTGCATGTCCTTCCGTTGTTCGAGAAGAAATACCCGGATGACAAGCGACCCAGAGTGGCGATTGAAACCGCGTTGGCTTACATCAATGGTAACGCGACGATGGAGCGAGTTATCCAGGCAAAGAAGGATGCTCGGGAGTCGAGATACGCCGCCGCCTACGCCGCCTACGCCGCCGCCGCCGCCCACGCCGCCTACGCCGCCGCCGCCTACGCCGACGCCGCCGCCGCCGCCGTCCGAGCTGCCGCCGCCGCCGCCGCCTACGCCGACGCCGCCGCCGACGCCGCCCGAGCTGCCTACGTCGACCGAGCTGCCGACGCCGCCTA